TTTGTTTTTGGAACAGGAGATTTCTTTGTTGCTTTCGCTGCTTTGTCCACAGATGCAATTGCTTCTGGTTCACTTACAGGTTGAGCGGTTTCCGCCTTTTCTCCGAGAGTTTCTTCCACAATGTCGTTAATATCTTCATCGTGAAGTTCAACTCCGACTTTGGTTTCTTCAGTCATAATTGACTCCTTACATACTAGATTTAATTAACGAGAGGAAATTTTTGAACTCTCGGACACTGGTCTCATATAAGACAGCATTCGGAGCAGTTTTAATTTCAGTCTCCATTTTTTCAATTACTTGCGGTTTCAAAACACCGTTATTCCAGACCCAGTCAACACCTTCCATAATACCATTAACAAATGCTTCTGGTGCACTTGGGTCTTGTACGATGTCAACCGTACTAAGAATAAAATCGTCTTTAACGACCATCGCGCCATTTTGATTCACAAGACTACCCATACCACGAGTTGACACACCTAATTGTACACCACCTTCAAGAAGACCTTTAACAATCTTACCCATTGGAGTATCCAATATTTGTGCCTTTCCAACCACATCATTTCCCTCAAACTTGAGAGAGGTGATGAGATGTGAAACTTTATCCAAGTTGACGGTAGGACCTTCGGGGTGGTTTAGTTCCCCTACTGCTCTTCCCTTGTCAACTTGTTCTGTTACGTACTTGTCTACCGCTCTTTGCATAATTGCTTTAGGGTAGACACGTCCGTTACGATTCTTCTTATCTGCCTGTGCGAAAACACCTTCAATGACATATTTCTTCTCGCCATTGTCTTTCTTCTCTACGATGCACTGTAGAGTTTCGTTTTCGTTAAATTCAGTAATAAGTTTCATGTTAGTTCCTTGATTACTTTGGTAGCAGACTTCTCTGCATCCTTCAGTGATTTAAATTCATCTAACTTATCACCGTCAATATATACAACAAACGGCAAATTCCCCTTGTCAAGTTCAATTATCTTGACGGGGATACGATTTATTTTTTTATTTAAGACAACTTTACCTTTGGGTTCTTTTGACTTTAATTCAGAAATAAGTTGTTTATAAGATTTCATAGTATTATTTATACAAATTAATATTTACAAAAGTAATTATTTCTGTAAAAACCCGCCTTTCGCTAACATCTTTGCTACTGGTTTTTTACCCTTTAGCATATTTGGATTAGTTGCTAGATGACTTGGTAACTTACCCTGCTTTATCAACTTGTGTAAAACTCTACTAAGTTCGTGTGCGTCTATTCCAACTTCTCTAGCAATCTTTGCTAATCCTGCGGTACCTTTATTTGGATTCTTCTTTCTCCAATCAAGGTAGTGACGGACTGCTTTCTTATATAGCATACCCTTTACGCCAGGAATTTTCACTGCGATGTCAGTTGGAATTACAATAGATTCCGTGATTGCTTCATCAATGTCTTCATCAGTTAGAACTTGAATCAAATCAAATTCTTCTGTGAATGTCTTGAAACTAATCATCGGTTTCCTCTTCCTCTACTTCGGGGAGACTATCTTCGGTGTCTCCTACGATCTCGTCTTCAACACCATCTTCCAACTCAATCTCTTCGTCCGAGATATCGGAATCATCTTCAAGATCACCGTCTTGGTCATTGAAGATTGCCTGTGCAACCGCAATGCGTTGTGCTTCTAGTGCGTCTGCCATCTTGTCTTGGACAAGACTCTGGAACGAACCCTCTGCATTATTCAAATCACCATCAGTGATCTGATTGATTAATTGCTCTACTGCCGATACTTCTGCTTCTACTGCTTCTACTTCACTCATTATACTTCCTCATCTTCGTCTACGGTGGAATTTTCACCTTCAACTTGTTGTTTCATTTCTTCAATGTCCTCATCAGACATCATCATTACGTTCTTCATTGCCCACTCACGGGAGAAGTACTCACCCACATACTGAGATACTTGATCAAGAGTCTGTAGTCTGTTCTGTAACAGTTCTGCATCTTTCAATTCAGTAAAGTGGTTGTCTCTCTGGAAGTCTACTGTGATAAAACTCTTCCACTCATCCCAATCCTGTTCAGTGATGACACCTTTCAGTATGAGTTGTTTCTTGAGTATTACAGTAAACAATGCAGAGAAACGTTTACGTAGACGGTCAATAAACTTCTGGAACTTAACTTCGTCCCGTCCGATTTCTGTTGAACGACCTAGTGTAAACTGTGCTTCCTGTTCCAGACGAGATACTGGTACATTCAATGAACGATACAGTCTCTTCTGAAAGTAGATAATGTCATCAATCTGTCCGAGGTTTTCTCCGCCAGGAAGTGTACTAATCTCTGTACCACGACCACCCTCTCTACGAGGTAACCAGAAATCCTCTAACATAGACATGTGCTTACGGTCATCTTTAAGTTGTCCCGTATTGGAATCGTAGACAATCTTATTACGATAACGAGACATGATGTCCTTCATGTACGCTTCTGACTTATTGCGTGGCATATTACCCACGTCTATGTAGAATATTCTACGTTCAGGCGCACGAGCAAGACGGTAGATTACAAGTGAATCTTCCATCATGCGTAATTGATTAATTGGTTTTAGTGCCTTATGTAGATAGGACACAACCTGTTTCTTAGTAGGGTCTAACAGACCACTGGAAACATATGAGATGCTATCTGGAGAAAGTCTTATGCCCTGATTGGTTCCTGCTTTCTCTTGATAAATGTAAAACTCGTTGACTTCTTTGACAACCTTTGCGCCAGTTGCTTGGTCTTTATCGTGTTTTACTTCTTTTACTTTACGAATCTTTGCGGCATCAATCGTTCTAATTTCTTGAATACCTGCTTTAAGATTTGATTCATTCACTACGAGGTGGTGATAAATACGACCATCTACATAGAATGAACGGAATATGTCGTGACCTAGTTCACCAAACTTCAACATACCATAGATGTTGTTGAACTCTTCGGTCATCTGTTTTTTGATATTGTTGGGTGCTTCTACTTTGTCCAGATTAAGTTCGCAAGACATGTCCTGTTCTGAACCCACAATGGATTCGTTTACGATGTCTTCAATTGCGGCATCTACTTCTGGGTGGGTAGCAACTCCGCGATACTTAATAATAAGTTGTTGGTTGTCCTTTGCCTTGTTGCCTTCCATGTCAATGTACTGACCATAGTGACTACCAGACGCAGTGACATAACCCGCACCGTCATCATCGGTGGGAGCAACAATAGATTTTAACTTATCTTTCTCTTTTACTGGTTTGTCTTGTCTTTTTAATTCAAAACCAAACAGTTTGAGAACACTGTTGTCTTGTTCTGCCATGTACATACCTTCTTTTATAATAAAGAGGTAAGGGATTATTCCCCTACCTCCTTATCTATAACTAGATTAACTCTAGGATGTTGTGTTACTTTCCCAATACTGTACTTGGAATTCAACCGTAAACTCTTCAATTGCATCATTGGTTTCGTAGTTAACGTCAATTGCACTAACGTTAGTCGGGAAACATCCTCTGAAATTGTAAGTTTTGATTGAAGTACCGTCACGATCTAACTGCTCAACAATCAAATCTGCTTGATAATCAGCAGGATTGACCAGACCAGTATTTGCTTGATGACCGTTGATACCGTTCATCCATCGTTCCATTGCATTACGAGTACCGAAATCGGTATCGTTGATGATGGTTACTGTCCAAGGTTCAAATGTACGATCTCCTGCTACCTTCAACTGTCTGCCACGGAATGGTACATCAAAGGATGCCATTATGGAAGCAGGAAGTTGCGCTGCTTTACATAGGAAGGATGTAAGTTCTACATCACCACCCGCATAAGCAGGAAAGTTAACTGTTGCCTTGAACAGATTGGGACGTGCACCGCCCCCTCTGAGTTTTGATTTAAAATCATCTACGCCTAAAATTGCCATTTCTCAATACTCCTTATACTGTGCCAACAACTTCTTCAAACTCAACACCAGTTCTAACTGCAACAAAATTCAATGTTACGTAGTTAATAGAACGAGCGGGTTTGATGAAGATGCTTGCGATGAATTCATTACGGTCAACGACTGCTGGCGTGTTGTTTGTTGCGTCACACTGAACTTTGAAATCAGTAATACCACGTCTGCCTTGAATCTCTCGTAGGAAAGGTTCAACAATGTTTACGAACTCTGCACGAGTAAACTCGTCATTGAATTCAAACATTACGTTGCGACCCGCGATGCCGATTGCACGTTCAATTGCCAAGAACAACCTACGAACATTAATGCGGTCAAACGCACTAGGACGAGACAGGTTAGTCTTGTCACCAAAGAGTACTACACCATCGCCAGGAATATTGGCAACTGGATTAATACCAACTTTGTATAACGCATCTCTTTCTGCCTTAGTTGGAGAAAGAACGATGTCGGTAATACCGAGGTAACGACCACGTCTTGCACCCGCAGGTGAGAACCAAGGTGCCGCAACCAAATCGGTTGCCGCCATGAGACCCGCAGTGGATGAACAGGCAGGTATATTAATATACTTGTCGTTATACTTATCAAACACTTTCAAGAAGTTGTTGTCCTGTACCAAGTAAGATGACTTGGTGTATGTGTTACCACAAGTGATGACTGCCGCATTAGTACCAGTAGTAATTGCCGCTGCTATAGAAGGTGATGCGACTGCAACACAATCTTTGCGTACTTCAGCAATAGCAACTAGGTCATTTACTACAGTAGTTGCCTGAGTATTATCTGCCAAAGCAGGCGGTATTAAGAAGTCAATTTCTATGTTGTCCGTATCATTGAACTTGTCAAATCCGGCTGTGATATTTGCCGTACTGATGTCAACAGTGGTTACACCACCTGCAAACGTCCAAGTACGTTGCGAAGTTGTATTTCCTGTGGCATAGTTTACAGCAGTACCTTTTGTTGCGGGAGTATCCCAAGTAGTAGCGTGATGGAAGTCAGATACAGCGGCAGAATCACCTAAGTGGAATCCACCTGCATAAATCCAAGAAGATTTATTCTTCAATACATCTTTGTAGAAGTTTGAAGTACCGTCACTTCCCTTTGCGTTAGACGCAACAGAGAGGTATGGGAATGTTTCTAGTACAGTT